TTTTAGCGGTGCAAGTCAGATTGACCTAATGGATAGCCATGCGGTAGTAGATACATCATTAAAAGCTATAGATAACGTCAAAAACTTTGTAAGGGGGTCTAGGTCGTATCTAAACTTTTCTGGCGGTAAATACAATATATTGGTCGAAAGTACAGGGTCAGCGTCTATAACGCTCACAGAAGACAATATAATAGGTGGTATTACAGTTCAGAGTAAAAACAAGAACTCACGATATAACAGGGTTATTGTAAACTTTATAAACCCAGATAAGAACTATCAGTCAGACACAGCACAATTCCCACCAGTAGACGAAACAGGGTTAGCGTCCGCAGACCAACACGCCAATATGAAAACGGCAGATGGGGGTCTTTTGCTAGAGGGCAGATTTGACTTTTCTATGTTTACAAGTCCTTATCAAGCACAGGAAATGGCAGAAATAATATTAAGACGTTCACGAACTAGCCTAGATATATCACTAAAAGCGGATGCGACAGCCTTAGACCTAGCGATAGGGGATATTGTGAATATAACCCATGCCACCCCTGCTTTCTCAGCAAAACCCTTCAGAGTGCAAGGAATGTCGATAAACACAGACCACACAGTAAGTTTACAATGTTCAGAGCATCAAGATAGTTTTTACACATTCGGCACACAACAAGAAGTGGCAACAATACCAGACACAACGCTACCTAATCCTTTTTCAGTTCAACCCCCTGCAAGTATTACACTAGGAGATGAATTAGTAGAGTATGCAGATGGAATTGTTATTACCAGAATGTTAATTACTATTGGAGCGTCAACAGACCTTTTTGTTGATAATTATGAGGTGCAAATAAAGCAGACATTAGACCCAGATGGAAACGCTGTAAGTGATTCGTTTAGAGAAATAGCAGTAGGAAAAATCCTGGAATATCAACACCTTAACGTAATAGATGGTGCAACCTATCAAGTCAGAGTTAGGGCAGTAAATACCATAGGCTCAAAGAGTACGTTTATCTCAACGACAAGGGCAATAGTAGGGGGTGTTGAACCGCCTAGCAATGTAGAAGATTTTGGGGTTGAGTTGCATGGTCAAGACCATCTAAAGCTTACATGGACTCCACCTTCTGCTAATAGTGACCTAGACATTTCTTTTTATGAAATACGCTATCAAAATGTTACAACTGGTGCTAACTGGCTAAATTCAACAAACCTAGTCAGATGCCCTAGAAGAAAATGCGATAATGCTATAGTACCTGCTAGAGTGGGTTCATATCTTATAAAGGCAGTAGATAAAAACGGCAATACTTCCGCAGAAGCCACAATAGTGACCACTAATATTTCTGCAATACAAGCCTACAAACAAATATCAACGTTCACGGAAACTCCAAATATTTTCACGGCTTTAGACCAAATGGATGCAACCTTTCCACTTGCGGTTAAGATAGACCCATCAGGAGATGTAATATTATCTTTAGATACTGTGACTAATTTTGACGATACAGTAGGTAATTTCGACAGCGTGGAGGGTGATTTTGAACTAGGGGGAACAGATACAACGTCAAACCCAAACTTCAATAATACAAACAGAGATGCAAAAGGCTTTTACAATTTTAGTAATTCTCTTTCACTCACACAAATATTTGATGGGAATATAGAACCATCAATAACCCTAGACGCTGAAAACCCTTACGATTTGTTTGATAGTGGTCGAGGGTCTTTATTGTTTGATGAAGCCAAAGCACCATTTGACGGAACGGAACAAATACACGCTTTTCATAGGGTACAGATAGCAACATCAACTACGTCACTAGCAGATTGCACAAGCTTTCAAGACATAACACAGTCAGCAACATTTAAATTTAAGTTTGCAAAGTTTCGTCTAAAGTTGTCAAATGATGATGCTCAAACGTCTAGTAATGTAAAAAATATTGTGATTAAATTAAATATGGAAGAAAGAACTTTTGCGGAAAGTAATTTGGCAACATCAAGCGGTAGCAAAACAGTAACCTTTACAAACCCATTTTTTGAAGTTCCTGCGGTGGGGGTTTCTGCGCAAAATATGGCTACTGGTGACGTTTTCACAATAAGTTCGAAGACAGTTAATGGGTTTACAATAGCGTTTGCAAACTCTAGTGGCGGTGCAGTCGATAGAACATTTGATTACATCGCAAAGGGTTTTGGGTTGCAAAGTTAACAGGAAAAAGGTATAAAAAATCATGGCACAGGTTTCAGATGTAAGTTTAGCAAATCAAGGTTTCAGTTCGTTTCGGACGGAATTGAATAATATTTTAACAGCGTTGAACACTTCACACTCAGGAAGTTCAGCACCTAGTTCAGTCGCTACAGGCACAATGTGGGTCGATACTGGAACAAGTGGCTTTCTAAAAGTAAAAATTAACGATGGTTCAGACAATATTGAGTTGTTTTCAATAAATATAACAAGCAATGCAATAACAAGCACAATGTCAACAACTGGAACGATTTCAGAAACTGACCCTAATGCTTTACCTTTGGCGATTGCTCTAGGATAGGGAGTAGACTATGGCTAACACATTTAAGGTAAAAAGTAACGGAGCAATGCCTGCAAGTGCAGGAACGCCATTAACATTGTATACTGTACCTTCATCAACAACCACAGTTGTCATAGGCTTGTTGCTTTGTAATATCCACACTACAGCCGTTACAGTAGATGTTCAGCTAGTTTCAGACACAAGCGACACAGAAACAAACGAAACAGTTTTACTAGCAAAAGATGTGAGCATACCAAACGGCTCAACTCTTGAACTACTTACAGGGGGTAAGGTGGTTATGCAGACCACAGATATATTAAAGATAGATTGTAGTGTTGCCAGTAAAATAGACGCTACACTTAGCATATTAGAGATAACATAAGGGGAAACAATGCCATTTATAGGAGTACAACCTGCTTCAGCCTTATTAACAAGTGCTGATATACAAGATGGTCAGATAACAACCGCCAAAGTTGCCGATGATGCTATTACAGGTTCAAAAATAGAAAACAGTCCAACAATAGCAGGTACATTAAATGCTTCAGCAGGACTTACAACACCGTCTGGTCATGTTATTCAGTTTATAAACACTACCTTTACAACTCTAACTGCCGTTAGTTCTGATACCTATACAACAATTAGTGACGGAACAGTAACTATTACTCCAAAGTTTAGTAATAGTAAAATTATGATTATGGTATCCCTTTGTGTTCAGATAACTGATAGTAATACACAATATTCTTTTGGAGGGTTTCAGTTTAAAAGAGGTTCAACGGTTATTACACAAAACCACACAGATAATTCTGGCCCTTTTGAGTTTGGTGCTAATATAGGGGGTGGAAGTTCTACACAGTTAAATAGTAGAGTTTCTTACAATATAATCGACAGTCCAAATACAACATCTGCTACTATATACTCTATTGAAGGAAGATGTTATAATTATTCTAATGTGGCAGGAACAATAACTGTAAATGTGTTTGGTGGAAATACTGGAGGTCAGTCAACAATTCATGCAATGGAGATAGCCCAATGAGTACACTCAAAGTATTTCATGGTGGCACTAGAGGTTCTTTAACTATATTGGAAATTGCACAATGATAACAATAGCACAAGCAATAACAGCATTAGGCATTTCAGAATGGGTTTATAGGGGTGACGAAGCAACAACGGAAGCGGAGTTTAACGAAAGATTTAGAAAGATTACAGGGGAAAAAGATGGTACAGCCATTGAAAGCTCAACGCCTAGTGACTTTGGAACAACATGGAAAGCTGTATCTGATAAAAAGACAGAGCTAGAAAATGCTGAACCTTTACGATTACTCAGAGAAGAAAGAGATAGATTGTTGCAACAAACAGATTGGACAGCATTAGGTGATGTAACAATGTCAGACAAAATGAAAACATACAGACAGGAACTTAGAGATATTACAAAAGCTTTTCAAAGTATGAGTGATAAAGATTTTAAGTTTCCAGATAAACCAGAGAGTTAAAATATGGCATATATAGGTAAATCACCCCAAGTAGGGAACTATATCAAGCTAGATGCAATAACAACATCAAGCACCAACACCTATAATCTTCTAAATGGTGGGGTGGCATTTGTACCAGAATCAGCTTTACATATGTTGGTTTCTCTAAATGGTGTTATACAAGCACCCCTTACCGCCTATTCTGTTTCTGGTTCTACAATCACATTCTTACCCTCAAGCGGTACATTATCATCAAGCGACTCTATAGATTTTATTCTTGTACTAGGAAACACGCTAGACATAGGAACGCCAAGTGACAGCACAGTAACAAACGCAAAGACAAACTTTGTTTCGACTTCATCAAGTGCAGGGTTACAAATAAAAGGCGATGGCACGACAGACGGAACACTACAGCTAAACTGTTCACAAAACTCACATGGGGTAAAGTTGGCATCACCTGCACATTCCGCAGGTCAGTCATACACTCTAAAGCTACCTACAGGCAATCTAACCGCAGGGAACGTATTAAAGATAAATTCTATTAGTGGTTCTGGTACAACAGCCGTAGGACAGTTAGAAGCACCTTCAGAACTAACTATGCCAAATCAACCTGCTTTTTTAGTAAAGGCTACAGCAAGTACAAATTTTGCAGTAAATACAGCCCATACAGTTGTTTTCGGTACAGAAACTTTTGATCAAGGAAATAATTTTGCATCGAACACTTTTACAGCACCAGTAACAGGAAAGTATCAATTAAATTTGATTGGCTACTTTGATGATGTTGCATCTTCCGCAAATTATTTACAAATTGAAATTGCCACAAGTAACGACAGATATTTCGGAATAATTGACGCTACAGGTTTTGACCAAACAGTCACCTATCTTACATTACCTATAGCTGTTTTAGCAGATATGGATGCGGGTGATACGGCTACAGTCGTATATGTTCAAAGTGGGGGTGACCAACAAATAGACCTTTCCTATGAAACAATGTTTTCTGGCTATCTGGTATGTTAAAAAAAAGGATTAAAAAATGGCAAAAATTACATTAAAAATAGAGGTAGATGATACTCAACAATCTATATTGAACAATGACTTGTTAGACATAAATCAATGGGTACAAGACGCAATGACAGGCAAAATAAACAACTGTTGGAAAAGGATGCAACAGGAATGGACAACAAAGCTTATGAACGATGATTCCTTCACAGACCCAATACCAAGCAACCAAGCCGACTTTGTAAAGCTAATAACCGCTAGGTCAGATTATAAGACTAGAAAACAAAGAGATGAAGAAGCACAAAAAAAACTTGAAGAAGCAAGTAAGGAATAAATATGCCTTTAACTAAAGTACAAAGCAGAGGAACAGAAAACGTAGGGCAAGGTTCGTCTAATGTCATAATTAATGGAGCGATGAATGTTAGCCAGAGAGCAACTTCAGCTACAGGGTTAGGTGCGTCTAATGGTTATTTTACTTGTGATAGGTGGCACTTAACTTTACAGCACACAGCAGGACGTTTAACAGCAACACAAGATAGTTCTGCGCCTAGTGGTTTTGCTAATAGCTTAAAATTAGATTGCACTACAGCAGATACATCTATTGCTTCTGGAGAGCAGATTATTCTTCAACAAAGAATTGAAGGACAAAACTTACAAGCGTTTGCTAAAGGAACGTCAGACGCTAAACCTTTTGCGTTATCATTTTATGTTAAAGGTAATGCAAGTGCTACTTACGTTGTAGGACTATATGACAACGATAATAGTCGCTATGTAGCATCTACATTCAATGTTACAACAGATTGGACAAGAGTAGAAGTAAATTTCCCTGCTGATACAACAGGAGCATTAAATGATGACAATGCAAGTAGTCTAGAATTGTGGATTTGGTTACACTCAGGAAGCACTTACACTAGTGGCACTTTACCAAGTTCATGGACATCAGGAAGTAACTCTATTTATGCAGGAGGTTTAAGCACATCATTCTTTGACAGCACAGACAGAACATTTTTCATCACAGGAGTCCAATTAGAAGTAGGCTCACAAGCATCAGATTTTCAGCACGAAGATTTTGGAACAAGCCTTAGAAAGTGTCAGAGGTATTATCAAGTTTTAGGATCTGAGTTTAATCCAAATGGATCAGACGGATATTCTCGTGTTATTTCTTATTACAAAACACAAATGAGAGCAAATCCAACATTTACACAAGTTGGTGGGTCAGGAACCTTGCAAGATGCTGATGTACATAGAGTATATCTATTTGCATCAGGAACAGGTAGTACCATTGGTGACGGTTCAAATGTAGATGCGGAGTTATAGGTATGAATATTACATCAGCAACATATAATATAGGTATTGATGGTTCAACTAATGTTTCTATTGTCGCAATAATAGACGGTGTTGAGATGCAAATACCAATAGACCCTAACAATAGACACTACGCAGAAATATTAAAACAAGTAGAAGAAAAAAAGCTTACCATCAAGGACGCTGACGAATGACCAAAGCAGACATAAACGCAATACTTATGGAACTAAGCGTACTTAAAAACGATATGTACCACTTTAGGCAGGACATGGAACGCAGGGTTTCCAGACTAGAAAGAATAGTTATATCAATAACCGCCTTTTATGTATTAAGTTCATTTGGGGTAATCTTTAACACTATTGTTCTGTGAAGTTCTTTATGGGGGGTTAGAAGATGTTTGACCCTATAAGTATAAGTGCAAGTCTAGCAGTCGCAAGTACGGCTTTTAACGGCATAAAAAGGGCATTTCATGCAGGTCGTGAGTTAGAATCTATGTCGCAAGACCTATCAAGATGGATGGGTGCTGTTTCCGATATTGATAACGCTCACAAGTCAGCCAAAAACCCATCATTGCTAAAAAAAGTAATGAATGGGAAAAGTATTGAACAAGAAGCCATTGAAGCATTTACCGCAAAAAAACAGCTAGAACAACAAAGAAATGACCTACGCACGTTCATCCAATTTTCGCATGGTCAGTCAGCTTGGGAAGAATTGCTCCGCATGGAGTCCACAATTAGAAAAAATCGACAAAAGGAGGTTTACGATAGGCAAAAATTTAGAGAAAAGGTTGTAACTTATGTCGTTGTGGCAATGGTTTTGGTTGTTGGCGTTGGTGTTTTGGGTGGTTTTATATTCACTCTTATGGGGTTCGACAGGGGTTGGTGGATATCAAACTAGAGATAAATGCGTCAGAAAAGAAGGTGGACAAGAAACCTTTGAATGGCTTTGTACCAATGGAGAGGTAATATATTACGCACAATCGGATAATATAAAGAATTGTTTTACTTGTTTTCTCAAGAAGTTTAGCGATTGGACATGGGAACAAGAAATAAGAAAAGGGATGAGAGAAGACCCAAAGTATATAACCTGTAGGAGATATAAAAGAGTGAAAGCAAAGAATGGACAACAAGTATGCCTTTATAAGGGTGCAAACGATACATATACGCTAGTGGTTGAAGGGAGTTGCCCCATCGAGTATTCTTGTGTTTATGACCCACATGGTAAACCGCCCAATATTGACCAAGTTGTAGACTCACTAAATGATAGTTTTAAAAAATGACATTATTGTTTGTGCTTGTTATTCTTGAAGGTACAGAAATATATGATGAATCTATAGAATATGGAAGTATTGATAAGTGCAACTGGTATGCGGAAAAGATTAATTTTTATAATGAAAGACAAACAAGAAACACGTTTTCGGCATATTGCAAACCAAAAGTAGTAACGAGAAAAGAATGACACAAAAAAAATTAGAAAAAGATTCAAAATATAACGAAATGGACGCTAACAAAGATGGTGTTATTTCCGATATTGAAATTGATAGTTGGCAACAAACCGAAGAAGTCAAAAGAATAAACAGAAAGCAAATGCACCAAAGAAACATGGCTTGGGTTTCACTTGGGTCTATGTTGGTCTTCACAGTAATAATGTTCACCCCCTTGATACCAGACTCACGAATAAAACTACTCACAGACCTATCAAACCTATTTTATCTGGCACAAGCAGGGATAGTTGGTGCTTTCATGGGGTTTTCGGTCTTAGATAGAACAGGGG